TGGATTGACTCTGTTTTATTTGAAAGATCTTCTTCAATGGGTTCATTTTTTGATGGGTCAAGGGGATTTAGTGAATCGACTGACCTTTTGTGGGAAGGAACGGTTGCTCAAAGCCGAGCCCATTATTACAAAAATCGAGTGGCGGTAGAAAAACGTTTAATAGCCACTTTGCCAAAATATCTTCCTATTGGGACTAGTTTTAACTTAATTTTAGGTTCCCCAGACTCTTTATAGAGCGGATTTGCCGCAAACTTTTAAACCTGTGTAATATCCCCCGCCTAGGAGGATTACATGGGATCAAAACATTTGGTTGTAGCTGGTAACGGCGAAACCACAAGAGTAAACGTAGAAGCACTATTAGAAGATTACTTTAGGGGTAACGGCAAAGATTTTATTTTGCTATTGCCTTTTAAAGACCGTCCAAGTCAAGGGCAAGTATGGGCGCATCAACTTGCGTCAGAATTAGACATATCAACAACCGTAATAGCCCCCGAGGGCGCGGTTCTTATGAGCATCACTAGTTCGAGTCTTGTAAACGACCCCGATCCAATTAAGGCAACCGTTGACGCGGTTTCGGGTGAGTGGGCTACGGCATTTATGTTTTGGGATGAGGCAGATGTTTTTACAGCATCTTTGCATTCAAGCCTCAAAGACGCTTCTGTGCCGTCATACGACCTTTGTAAGGGATTACTAGAGATCTCGGCTGGAAACCTGCCTGAGACCCCTCAGGAGGCTTCTAAGGAGCCCGTTGAGGTTGTTGAGACACCGCAAGAAACCAATACCCTGCCAGTCATAGTAAGCGAAGATCTTTCTAAAGCTATAGGCAAGGCTGTGGCCAAGGCCGTGACCGAGGTTCTTGAGAAGTACGGTATTTCAGGATGACGGGAGATCTTTCGGCAAAAGCCTATGGGTTTCTTTTGGCAATCCACCAACACGATATAAACATATCAGCTGAATCAATGATGGTTCATTTCAGAGTGGGTCGTCGGTCAGCGCTTAGTGGTCTGAAAGAACTTCGTGAAAACGAGTACATTCGCACCACTAGACAACGCATTGGAAACAGAATCATGACTGTTTCAATCCTGACAGAAAAAGCAAACAGAGCTTTTTTTGGCAGTGTGAAGGCACAACTTGTGGAGTCACATAACGTGACTTCTGATATCAGTAATGAGCATATAAGCAGAAATACTATTTCTACTGTTATAAGTAAAAATATGGTTTCGACAAAGTCGAAAGTAAACTTAGAGACAGAAGAGTTCGAGGTTAAAAACATGAGTGGATGGGGCGGATTGTTTTCTCCGGGTTCCGGGGACGAAGACTACAAAGCCGACGCTAAGGCTGATAAAGAAAAAGCTAAAGCAAAGAGAGCGTCTGACTATGTAGATAAAAAACGCGACCTTGGTAAAAAACGTTTTGGTAGAAGATCCGAACTTTTAAAGTCGGAGTGGTCCGTTCCAGACGTGTGCTTTGAGTTTGCCGACAGGATTGAGCAGTACTGGAACATCGAGCCGTGGAAAGTTACGCAGAGTCAGTTCTCTGGCGCACTTGGCGGTTTACGCAATAGGCTTGGGACTAACGGAGAAATTGAAGTTGCGGTTATGGATTTGTTTTTTAAACAGATTTCTATAAGCGAATACAAAGATGCCGAGGTTCTGTGGCGACTTTACGTAAGCCGATTTGGCAGTTTGGTTGGGCAGGTCGTAATGTCCCTTCCTACAGAACAGTCCCAAGAGGTTGCCCGCAAAGCTAGAGACAAAGCCCGTAAAGCATTGAAGGAGAACGATGTTTAAATTAGATGAGTTAAAGTTACGGCGCAACACTTGGATACGTTCTGCTGGTATTCCAAAACATCTTCTTGGTTGGGAACTCTCAGATTGCGTAGCAATTTCTCCTGAGGATATTGAAGATATTCAATTATGGATTTCTAAGGTTGGCAAAGGCGATGTCATTAACGCTATTGGTAACCGTAACTGTGGCAAAGGTCTTGCTTTGTATGGAGCGCCAGGTCACGGAAAAACAACTCTTGTCGCGGCCGTTATTCAAGAGGCTTTAAGAACTTTTTCTCTTGATGTATTTTCATTAAACGATGTTCGACCTTGTTACTTTATAACCTACGCAGGTTTGTTAGATCTTAAAGGAGAAATGATGGGCGAATACGTAGAAGAGTCACGGGAGTTGTTATACGCAGGAATTATGGGCGAATCTAATGACGAAAATAGAAATGTTAAGCTATTGGTTTTAGACGATGTGGGTCGAGAGCACACCAGCAATAGTGGCTGGAATAAAAACATGCTCCATCACATTTTAAGGACTAGGTTTAATAATGGATTGCCAACCATCGTTACCTCCAATATACCCCTAGAAAACTGGGCTACTTGGTATGGGGAAGCAACTGGTAGTTTTGCCCATGAAGCGTTCTTTAACATTGATTTACAATCTACGGAAGGGGACCTAAGAAAATGAAAGGCGGAGCAGTGGATGAAGTTAGGTTAATCCAAGTTTTTTTGAGTCCAACGGCTTCCCCGGGGCCAAATATATTTGAAGTAACATCAAGTGCCGACGGAACTTTGCATTGCAATTGTTCTGGGTTTAAAGGTAGATCCCTTTGTAAACACACACGTTTTGTTAAAGCACGCATAGATTCCAATAATGGCAATTACCCATTGGAGATATCTAAACGAGCTACAGAAGAAGATGCAGAAAGAGCAAAAGAATCTACGGAAGAATTTCGGAAATTTGTAATTAAATTTGCAAAGATTGAAGTATTTTAAAATGCAATACGGGGATTTAAGCAACTCAATACCTCAACGGGTAATAGTGACCACTGACGTGTTCATTATGACCGAGTTGGAAGAACTGCCACGTAAGTATAAACTTATCAAACGAACACGCAAAAAGGTTTCTTTTAAAAAAGAAGTTTTAAGCAGACTGTTTTTGTGGGCAGTTCAAACCCCATATGTTCTTGAACTTGCATCTTTTGAACTTAAGCAGGAAGAATTAGAGGTTGTAATGGAAACAATGGATAAATACGGGACTAACCCATTTAGACATTGTGTTGCTTACGAATCTATGGAATTTTTGATTAGTCAGTTACCATATCGACCTGAACTGCTCGGGGTGATTGATAAGCCTGAAAGAATATTACGATACGGACACTGGGGAATGGATCTAGCGCGACTATGAACAATGAAAAGAAGTTACTTAGTAAAGCCCTTACTGACCGCGACTTAACTCCCCTATTTGATCGTAACGTTACTCAGTCTTGGTTTTCAGACGAAGCCGATAAAAAGATTTGGATTTTTGTACGAGAGCATTACGCACGTTATGGCGAATGCCCAAGTCTTGAGGCCGTTAAAGATAACTATCCTTCTTATGAAGTAATACAGGTAAGCGATAGCGTTGACTACTTAATTGATTCTCTTTCCTCAGCTCGCCGTAAGATTTATACAACTAACATAATTCGTGACGCTATTGAAAAGATTGACCACGATCAAGATCACGAAGGCGCTCTACAAGTTCTTCAAGCCGGTGTTCTTAAGATGGACGAGGCTGGCTTTAGCGAAACTAACGACATTGATATTACTAATGACAAAGAACTTGATCGACGATGGGCGCGTTACCAAGAACGTAAGTTATTGCCAGACGGTTTACTTGGTTACCCAACAGGTTTTCCTACAATTGATAAGGTTACTAACGGATTGCAAAACGAACAATTAATTGTTATTACAGCAACCCCAAAGACAGGTAAATCAACTGTTGCGATGCAGATTGCAATTAACGTGCACACCCAGTCTGAAGTAAAACCAATGTTCTATTCATTTGAAATGAGCAACCGTGAGCAAGAAGACCGATATGACTCAATGCGTGCTCGTATTTCGCACCAGCGCTTAATCACAGGAACTTTACGTCCCGATGAAGAGGCGCGGTATCAAAAACTTGTTGTTAACCGCATGAGAGAAGATAAAGAAAAGTTTTGGCTTGTTGACTCATCTTCAGGATCAACTTTGTCCGGCGTTACTGCCAAACTTCAGTTACACCACCCAAGCATTTTATTTATTGACGGCATGTACTTGATGACAGATGAGCAAACTGGTGAGCAAAACACACCACAAGCATTAACCAATTTAACTCGTGGTTTTAAACGTTTGGCTCAAAGTTTTAAAATTCCTATCATTATTACAACACAGTCACTTGATTGGAAAAAAGGCAAGGGTGGTCGACTAACCGCTAACTCAATTGGTTACTCATCTTCATTCTTCCAAGATGCAGACGTTTTGTTTGGTTTAGAGAAGCCAGAAGACAGTGTTGATGAAACTCGTATCCTTAGTGTTCTTGCAAGCCGTAACTCAGGCCCAGGGTCTACATTC